TTAGAGAGACAACAAGTAGGTTCTACTTGTGGTCTTGTTCTTGCCATGGGTCCACATTGTTATGATAAAGAAAAGTTTCCTGAAGGTCCTTGGTGCAAGAAGGGTGATTGGGTGATCTTTGCACGTTATGCAGGATCCAGAATACAAATTGACGGGGGCGAAGTTAGATTGCTAAACGATGATGAAGTATTAGCTACAATCGATAACCCCGAAGATATACTTCATCAATATTAAACATAGAAGGAGAACACTATGCAAGAAGTAGAAAAAACTGTTGACATTGATACATCCGGACCTGATACTGAAGTTGAAATAAATCAGGAGGAACAATCTACTGACACAGCAACAGTTGAATCAACTGAGACGAGCAATACTGAATCAGTGGAGCCCGTTGCGGAAGAGACGACTGTCGATACTAAAAGCGAAGAGAAAGAAGCGACAGAAGAAAAGAAAGACGAATTAAAAGAATACTCTGAAGGAGTACAAAGAAGAATAGCTAAACTAACTAAGAAATGGCGAGAAGCAGAGAGACAAAAAGAAGAAGCTGCTGAATTTGCAAAAGCTCAAATTAAATTGAGAGAGCAAGCAGAAGCAAAAATCTCTAAGCTTGAACCAGGATATTTACAATCTACAGAAGATAGTATTACGTCCGGAGTACAAGCGGCGCAAGCTAAACTTGCAGCAGCTAGAGAAGCCAATGATTTGAAAGCTGAAGCGGAAGCTTTAACTGCAATATCTGAACTTGGTTATAAAAAAGCTAAACTTGAGGAAACTAAAGTTGCTCAAGAAGAGTATAAAAAACAACAAGAAGATAAGCTAAAACCCGAAGTAAATCTTAATAGGCAAACAGCTTCACAAGGATCACCTGATCCAAAAGCTGAGCAATGGGCAGCTAAAAATGCATGGTTTGGACAAGATACAGCCATGACTTATACTGCTTTTGACCTACATAAGAAGCTTACAGAGGAAGAAGGCTATGATCCACAGACAGATGAGTATTATTCTGAAATAGATAAGAGAATAAGACTTGAATTCCCAAATAAATTCGGTAATAATACTGATACGGGAGAAACTACGACCAAACCGGTGCAAACAGTAGCTTCAGCGAAGCGAAGCACAAATACTGGTCGCTCAAAAACTGTGAGACTCACTTCATCACAGGTAGCAATCGCTAAAAAATTAGGAGTGCCACTTGAAGAATATGCGAAACAATTAAAAATCACGAAGGAGGTTTAAGCATATGGAAAACGATAATAAAAGAACCCCACGTGCGAGTCAGACTAGAGAAAAACAATCAAAACCTAAAGTCTGGACTCCACCATCATCTTTAGATGCACCCCCTGCGCCAACAGGATTTCAACACAGATGGCTACGGGCTGAATCATTAGGATTCCAAGATACAAAAAATATCACAGGAAGACTAAGGTCAGGATACGAATTAGTTAGAGCTGATGAATATCCGGATTCAGACTATCCGGTTGTTGAAGATGGCAAATACAAGGGAGTGATCGGAGTTGGCGGCCTTGTGCTGGCAAGGGTACCGGTTGAGATCGCGAAATCGCGTTCTGAGTATTATGCAAAAATGCATGATGACAAAGTTAAAGCGGTTGATTCTGATCTCATGAAGGAACAGCACCCCGACATGCCTATCAATATTGATAGACAGTCACGTGTAACCTTCGGTGGCTCAAAGAAATCCTAACAGAATTCTTTTCCATCAAAGGATAAACTAAGTAAATGTCTATAAGGAGGACACAACTATGGCAAATAAAGACGCACCATTTGGTTTAAAACCAATTGGAAAAGTTGGTCAGAATAGAGATAACCAAGGTTTATCCGAATATAGCATCGCGGCATCTGCAACAGCTATTTACTTCCAAGACCCTGTCGAATTGGCAGCAACTGGAACAATTACTGTAGCAGCAGCAACTGATGCATTATTAGGATCACTTAACGGTGTATTCTTTACTGACGCAACTACTGGTAAACCTACTTATGCGAATCACTTAAACGCATCTAACACTGCAACAGACATTGTTGGATTCGTATCTGATGACCCGTATGAGAGGTTTGAAATACAAGCCGACGGCGCAACTGCAGCAGCAGACGTTGGTTTAAACGCTGACATTGTGTATGCAGCTGGATCTTCTCCAGACTATGTATCTCAAGTTGAATTAGATACATCTGATCAGAAGACTGGTACTGCACAATTAAGAATAATTGGTATCTCTAAGGATCCAGATAATAACGAAGCAGGTTCTGCTAACGTTAATTTGGTGACTATAATTAATGAGCACCAACTTAAAGCGACAACAGGTATCTAATAAGGAGTAAATTACTATGGCGATATCAAGAGGACAACTAGTTAAAGAACTAGAGCCAGGTTTAAATGCCCTATTTGGCCTGGAATATAAACGTTATGAGAATCAGCATGCTGAAATATACACTACTGAATCTTCAGACAGAGCGTTTGAAGAAGAAGTTATGTTATCAGGTTTTGCTCAAGCTCAAGTTAAACCAGAAGGTTCTGGTGTAACTTTTGACAATGCTCAAGAGACTTACACTGCAAGATATAGTCACGAGACTATAGCTCTTGCCTTCTCTATAACTGAAGAAGCAATTGAGGATAACTTGTATGACAGACTTGCTAGTAGATATACAAAAGCATTAGCTAGATCTATGGCGAATACTAAACAAGTTAAAGCTGTTAATCCATTAATCAATGGATTACCATCTGGAAGCTTCACATCAGGTGACGGTGTATCATTATTTAATACATCACACCCAACAATCTCAGGAACTGTATCTAATACATTAAGTACAGCGGCTGACTTGAATGAAACTTCATTAGAGCAATCATTAATCGACATTGCTGCAATGACAGACGAAAGAGGTCTAAAAATTGCTGCAAGAGGTGTTAAAATGATTATTCCTTCTGAGCTTCAATTCACAGCTGAGAGATTAATGAAGTCTCAAGGTAGAGTTGGAACAGCAGACAATGATGTTAACGCAATCGTATCTATGGGTATGATTCCACAAGGTTACAGAGTTAATAACTTTTTAACTGACACGGATGCGTTCTACATTATTACTGATGTACCAAACGGCATGAAGTACTTCGAAAGATCTCCTATCAAAACAGCGATGGAAGGTGATTTCGATACTGGTAACGTAAGATACAAAGCTAGAGAAAGATACAGCTTCGGCGTATCTGACTTCAGAGGTATCTTTGCATCACCAGGTGCTTAATATCTAAATTTTTGTGGCGGGACATTGTTCCGCCACAATTGAAATATAGAAAGAAAAAACCATGAAAACATTCCTCGTAAACATTTGGGCTTATGATCATCACGCCAGATTTAGTGTTGAATCTAAAGATGACCCAATTTCTCTAGAACAATCTATAGTTGACAAATTAGGAGAAAAAAGTATAAAGTGGGAGTATCTTGGAGCTAGTTATAGTTCTGAGATAAATAGAATAACCTATGAGGAGGTTATAAATGACGATGCAACCGCACATCCAGGAACTCTACAACAAGAAGGAGAGTCTGGACCTAAAATGGAAGCAAGAGCATCTTAACGAGGGTAGATATACTCTCAATATGGTAAGGATCGACGACGAAGTTAAAAAAGTCGTTCAACATATTAAAAAAGCAGAGGCAAAACAAGCTCACCTGCAAAATAAAGTTGATGATGCTGCTCCACAAGTTTCTGTAGCAACTTAACAAAAAGCTACATCGTTGGAAAAAATCCACTCCACATTACAGGCTCTCTTGCGCTCTAATCAAAACTAGTATATAAAATAAATCTATACAAATAAGTTTATATAGACGCGTATAGCGACGGCCTAAAGACTATATAAACGTAATTAGGAGGATAATACTATGGCTACAACTACATTCCAAGGTATCGTTAGATCAAATGGCGGTGCTGGAAAAGGAAATGCAACACCAAGTGTTGTAACTTTATCAGAAGTTATTTCATTTGACCCAACTGCAGCGGCAGCTACAAATGTAAGAATTGGATCTTCATCTTCTTCAGGTGAAACTTTTGTTTTACCAGAAGGTGCTGTACCAGTTTCTTTCATGACTATTGGCGGAGCAACAGGTGGTACTAACCCAACAGTTGATATTGGATCATCTGCAGACGACGATGGTTTCTTCAACGAAGTAGACTGTGATACTAAAGGTTCTTTAAAAGGAGCCGATGGTGCATTAGTCGTTGCGGGTGGTATATCTGCTGCAACTACTGTAACAGGTAAAGTTGGTGCATCTGCAGCTACAGGCGGAACTGTAACAGGTGTATTCACTTATACAGTTGTTGACAACGGCGCAGAGAGTTAATTAATTTAGTGTGGGCCTTCGGGCCCGCATAAATTTTAAGGAGAAAATTATGAAGGGTGACGTAAAAGCAGTCAGAGTTACAGGAACAGGTTCAGTATTCGCAGGTAGAACTAGATTAAGAGGAATCATTTTAGAAAATGATCACGCTACTGATACTCAATCAATTACTTTGCAATCAAACAGTGTAACTATATTTCAAACAGCTTGCCCAGCAGGTGATGTTTTTGCTTTCAACATTCCAGAAGATGGAGTTGTTTTTGAAAGTGGCATGACAGTATCTGCAATTGGTGCAAACGTTGAAGCGACTATATTGCTAGATAAATAGGAGGTTAAATGGCTAACACTACCTCTGGTACAACTACATTTGAAAAAGGTTTTTCTATTTCTGATATTGTTGAAGAAGCATATGAGAGAGTAGGAATTCAAGGTGTGTCCGGCTATCAATTAAAAGGAGCCAGACGTTCTTTAAATATTTTATTTCAAGAATGGGCTAATAGAGGTTTGCATTATTGGGAAGTTGCAAACAATAGTATTACACTTGTTGCAGATCAAGCAACCTACACAATGTTTAGATCAACAACAGATGGTACTTCAAGCACAACAGCTGTTTATGGTGTTGATGATATATTAGAGGCTTCTTTTAGAAACTCTAATGTAGACACACCGCTTACAAAAATAAACAGATCAGCATATCAAGCTTTATCAAATAAAACATCTACAGGTCAACCAACACAATATTTTGTTCAAAGATTTATTGATAAAGTAACTATTACTTTATATTTGACACCAGGTTCAGATCAAGCTGGTAAGTTTATAAATTATTATTATGTAAAAAGAATTCAAGATGCAGGTGATTATACTAATGATGCAGATGTACCTTATAGATTTGTACCATGTATGATTTCAGGACTTGCATATTATTTAGCTGTTAAGTTTGCTCCGGACAGAATTCAAATGTTAAAAATGTTGTATGAAGATGAATTAGCAAGAGCTTTAGAAGAAGATGGTTCTTCTTCAAGTTCATTTATTACACCTAAAACTTATTATCCAAATGTCTAAATTATCTAGAGGAAAATACGCACAAGCAATATCAGACAGATCAGGAATGGCTTTTCCATATAATGAAATGGTAAAAGAATGGAATGGCTCCCTGGTGCATGTTTCAGAGTTCGAAGCTAAACAACCACAATTGGAGCCAACTAGATTTACAGGTGATCCTGAAGGATTATCAAACGCTAGACCTGCAAGAACAGAACCTGCTACACAAAATATGTTACCAGGTAATCCTTTTTCTTTAACGTCCGGATCAGCAACAGTAACTGTAACAGAACCTTCTCATGGAAGAAGCACATCAGATACAGTAGTTTTTAGAAATGTAGATGGATCCCCAGGAGGAGTTGCATATACAGTATTTGAAAATTCATCTGGATATAGTATAACTAAAATTAATTCGAACAGTTATAGTTTCACTTTAGGAGCTACACCAACTGTAACAGAAACTTCGGGAGGCATGACAGTAACAGCTGGACCTGTTACATTGACACCATAATGGCATATACTTTAACAAATTTACAAGATGATATCAGAAGTTATACAGAAGTAGATAGTGGAGTTTTATCTAATTCTATTATTAACACTATGATAAAAAATACAGAAAACAGAATTTACAGAGATGCTGACTCTGATGACAACAGATTTTACGCTACATCAAACTTACAAGCTGGTAATAGATATGTAACTATACCTTCTGATCTTAGAATTATTAGATATGTTCAATTAAAAGATGGGTCCGGCAATCAAGTTTTTTTAGAAAAAAGAGATACAAGTTTTATGGCAGAGTATTATGATACCCCTGGTACAGCTTCAGGTCTTCCTAAATATTATGGAAACTGGGATGCTAACTTTTGGGTAGTGGCTCCAACACCAAATAGCACATTTGAAATTACTTTGGCTTATGTTAAACAGCCAACTAGTTTGACAGATTCTTCTGTGAGTTCGTCCGGAACTTACATATCTAACAAATACCAGGATTTACTTTTATATGGTTGTCTGGTAGAAGCATATGGATACTTGAAAGGTCCGCCAGATATGTTACAATACTACGAGGCATCTTTCAGAAGAGCTTTACAATCGTACGCGATCGAACAACAAGGTCGAAGACGCCGAGACGAATGGCAAGATGGGGCCATACGTACTCCTTTAAAATCTGAATCACCATCAAAATACTAAGGAGATAATAATATGGCTAATATAGTACCTGACTCTTTTAAAACAGACCTACTTGGTGGTGTGTTTGATTTTTATTCATCTGGTGGATCAACTTTCAAATTATCACTTTATACATCGTTAGCAGGTTTCAGTACTTCTACAACAGCTTATACAACTACTAATGAAGTTTCTTCATCTGGTACAAGTTATACTGCTGGTGGAAATACTTTAACTAACAATGGTGTTGCAGTAGCAAGTAACATTGCATACGTTGACTTTGCAGATTTAACTTTTTCATCTGTAACGTTATCTGCAGTGGGAGCTCTGATTTATAAAGGAACTTCTAATGAAGCAGTATTAGTATTGGATTTTGGCGGAACAAAAACTGCAACGAACGGTGACTTCGTTATTCAGTTTCCAACAGCTAATTCATCTAGTGCAATCATTAGACTTGGCGACGCGTAATAGAATTTGGAGTAGTAATGGCTTTAATAGTTAACGATAGAGTTAAGGAAACAAGTACAACTACTGGAACAGGAACTTTGAATCTTGCTGGTGCTGAAACTGGTTATGAAAGTTTTGTTTCAGGAATTGGTACAACTAATACAACTTACTATGCAATTGAATTAAATTCTGCAGGTGAGTTTGAGGTTGGTATTGGTACAGTAACCGATGCTTCTCCGGACACTTTATCAAGAGACACGGTTATATCTTCATCGAACGGTGATGCAAAAGTAAATTTTTCAGCAGGTACTAAAAATGTATTTTGTACATTACCAGCGAAGAGAGCTATGTCTCCATCTATGACAGCTACAGATTATTTAGTTACACATGCTACAACTCTT